GTTTATTATCTGGAATAAAATATTTTCCATACGGAGATCCGACAGCGACGTGCGTACATTCAGCATTTCCGAATACTTTGTAGTTTTTTAAAAAACTATAAAATTGTGTATTTAAATATGACATTATTATTTTAAATAAATATTTAGATGTTTTATTATGATGATAATAATACCATGAGTATTTTAATATAGATACTATATGAATCAATTTTATTTTCTACTTACTAAATTCTATTGAATGGTTCATATATATGTCAACATACATCGATAATAAATCAGCATATTTTTTACCTGATTCAGTCCCCACAAAAAGTATTTCCGAACGAATATTTTTATTCGAACAATAATCCAGGTATTTATCAATAATACTGATTATCAAATGCTTGATTGTTTTATTGTTTTCATTAATAAATTGAAATTTTTGATAAAATTTTGATGTAGATAATAAATTGTCTACATAGCTATCGTAATCATCGAATTTACCTGCTTCAATATCGTTTAATGCATTAATAAAATCTTTATTATTAATATCGAATAATGCGACAGAATCAAGCGATTCATAATTGAATGCTTCATCATCACATTTATCATATTGTGAAAAAAAGATTTTTTTTATTTTTTCTCTGTTTACGTCCATTGATGTATTATCATAACCTAAATATTTAGGTATTTTAATTAGTGGATTCCATACTTTTAATACCGAATCATAATTTTTATGGTTCAATAAACAAACTAATTGATGTGATTCGTTAACAAAAGAAAATAATTCGAGGTTATTGCCATAATTACCATATATGAGTAATTTGATAAAATCTTTATCTTTTGCTGTAAACGGCAAATAACTGTTTGTCAATCTTAATAACTCGTTGATATAAGTATATTTAGAAGTATCATTATCAATTAACTCTTTATTATCATAGTAAGTTGTATAAATAAATTCAGCCGTTACACTGTCGACATGGTATTTATCTAACGAATTAAATATCTCATTAAATAATTCGTCAGGATTTTTTAATTTATTGTAAATTTCCTTTACTTGTGAATCTTCCATCTTGTATAATATTTTATCTTGATATTTAGTTTTGTTAAAAATAATTATAATAAATAAAATAAATCAAAAATTTCTATATTCGACGGTCCATACATCACTAATTTCATTATAATCAAAAATTACAAAGTCGGCATATTTAGGAACATATGAGTGTGGATCAATATTATTAGTATCGAATTCATATGATGAATCGACAACTTTTACAATAGCATTTAAAAATCCACCATGACTTACACCAAATACCACATTATAAATATTAGCGTAAGGTTTAATTTTCTCTAAATACGATTTGCATCGTTCTGTTATGGTTTCCCAAGTATCAAATTTTTGCAAATTGAGATACTCGAATAATGTTCGATCTAAATGTTCAGTTTGCATTTCTCTAAATACCGTTTCTCGCAAATCAATGTCAATAACTATTTGAATACTTTGTTTTGAATCGAATTGTTTGTTATAATATGATGCAATGCATAAACTTGTGTCAAATGCACGTTTGTACGGTGATGTCAAAATAATTTCTGGTGATTGTTCCATAATATCTTTTAATTTATCTAATTTAGTATTAACCATATCGACCCCTTCACGACTTATAGAACAATTATTTTCTACCATGTGTTCACGAATACTGTGCCTAAATAGAACAAATTTCATGCTGGTATATTAATATTATTATCAGTGTTAATATTTATCTAATATTTAAATTAATTAATTTTATGTCAACTTTTTTGCAAAACATTTATATCGCTTTTAATGTTTATAAATAATTGAAAATCTAAGTGATAATGCATAATATAAACAAAACTATTAATATACATACATTGGCTAAATATTGAAATAAAATATAAAATATAAAAATAATGTCAAAACTAACGACCGTAACTACAGAGATGCAATCCTTAGCTTACACAAACTGTGTATTCATTAATAGTACAACACATTCCCTCATCGGCAAACCATCACACGTAATGATTGAAGGATATCCTTTCTGTGTAAATTTTCACCAATCAATTCCTAATAATTCTATTTTTGTAAATCGAGTTCATCGAGATTTATTAAAGCTCAGTTTGAATGCTGCGTATGAAGTAACAAAAATAAATTCCGTCGACGGATTTTTCACAAAAATATTTAGTGTTACTGTTACTGTTAACACAATAGTGAAAACTACACCCACCATTTCATGTGATAAAGAAAAATTAGACGATCTAGTTCGTCAACAATTTGGTAAATTAATAATGACAGAAGGATCAGCATTTTGTATTGATTATATCGGTACATCGTTGCAACTCGTTTTTACCGGTTTTCTTAAAAAACAACCCACAAATGCAATAAGTGCAATGACTGCTGTAGCAATGAACGTAATAAAATCTAAACAAGATATATTTATTTTGGATGACGACACAATATTAAATTTTCGTGTCGCGAATGACCAAAAAAATATAAAATTTGATAATGATGTGCCTAGTCTGTTCAAGGAAGATTTAAATTTACAAGAATTGGGAATCGGTGGATTAGACGATCAATTTGCCGAAATGTTTAGACGAGCTTTTGCTTCTCGTGCACTTCCTAAAAAAGTTATTGAAGGATTGGGAACAAAACATGTCAAGGGTATTTTATTATATGGTCCACCTGGAACAGGTAAAACACTCATAGCAAGACAAATAGGAAAAATATTAAATTGTAGAGAACCGAAAATTGTACAAGGTCCATCATTATTAAATAAATATGTTGGCCAGTCAGAAGAGAATGTCAGAGAATTGTTTGCAGATTCCATCAAATATCCGGATGAATTACATCTTATCATTATAGATGAGCTTGATGCTTTATGTAAACAACGTGGTTCAAATTCATCAAATACAGGAGTAGGTGACAATATCGTAAACCAATTTCTTACAATGATTGATGGTCCAAAACCATTACCAAATGTCCTCATAATAGGTATGACAAATAGACGTGATTTAATTGATGAAGCAATGTTACGTCCAGGACGTCTTGAAGTACAAATCCATATTGGATTACCTGACAAAAAAGGACGTATTGCTATATTAGAAATTCACACTAAAACAATGAAACAAAATAATTACTTAGATGGTGGTACTGATATTAAAGATATTGCAGAAAAAACTGTAAATTATACGGGCGCCGAAATAGAAGGTTTGGTTAAAAATGCTACCTCATTTGCTATTTCACGTGTTGTTAATGTTGATAATGTTAAGGAAACAATAAAAAATGATAAATTACGTCCAGTTATTTACCAAACAGATTTTGAAAAAGCACTAGATGGTATCAAACCTATGTTCGGAAACATCAGCGACGAAATAAATCAATACACAAAGTCACCATTTATTATGTGGTCTGATGAATTAGCTGAAATATATGCAGACATAATAAAATATATAAATAATCTTACGTTTGGTAATATATTATCGGTTGTTGTACAAGGATCGTCGAATATTGGTAAAACAAAATTATTAGCAAAAATAGCAAAAGAAAGTGGTATTCCATGTATTAAAATGATTACCGCTGATAAATTATTACGTGTCGGTGATAAATCAAATTATATAATCGCTGAATTTGATAAATGTTGTTCTGCATCGGAAAGTATTTTAATTCTAGATAACATTGAAAGAATTCTCGAATGGAATAGTTACGGTGGGCGATATGACAATAAAATAACACAGACACTTATGACTTTAATACGCAAACAAATGAACGAAAATAATAAACTTATTATAATGATGACTGCTTTGAATGCAGATGTATTAACTAATCTAGAAATAGATGGTCTTATTGACTATACATACGAATTACCAGAAAAAATTAAATCAAGTGATGCTGTTTACGTTTTAAATGAATACTGCAAAAATTTAGAAAATATCAATGAAAAATCAAAAAATATGTACATAAGTAAACTAACAAAAGAATTAACACATGATGTTCCTAAATTATTTAGGGGGCTTAAGACATTATAATATTTTTAACACAAAAAAGATATTAATTTATCACAATTTATAATAATGATGTGTTTGATTTATGATGCGAATATTTTGTCTATATAGATTTTAATATCCATTTATTGTATTTTTTTTATTTAACCCATAAAATAAAGTTTAATATAAATTATATGTATACTTATATGTCGGTTCAGAATATAAAAAATGTTGGGAAAAAATTAGTTTACAAAAATTGTTCCCATTTGTATGCTTGCTATAAAGAAGTGTTTACTAATGAAAAGTTATCTACTAAACTAAATTTAAAACAATGGCCTTCTGGTAAACATAATGATTTCGCTTATGAAGCAGTCAAATTAACTCATTATGTATTTAGAAAAATAGACCATGTTCACGATTCAAAAAGTAAATCATTGAATGAAAAGTATTTGAATGTTGTTGATAATCTAATAAGACTCATTTCTTTATCAATTAGATACACTCAAATTACTGAAAAGATTGCTGATATATTCAGAGAATTATTAAATCTTTTCAGTGAAATAAAAGATTTATTCCTAAATATTAAAGACGTTATTGATGAACCTAAAAAATATAAACATGATCATAAACACAAATATGATTCTATAGATAATGAAGATAAATTGAAGCTACTCGAATTAAAAGAATCATTGGTTTCCGCAACCGAAGGTGATAAAACTACCGAAGATGATAAAACTACCGAAGATGATAAAACTACCAAAGATGATAAAACTACCAAAGATGATAAAACTACTGATGATGGGATCAATAACAATTCATTTTCCGGAAATACACAAAAATCCGTCAAATCAATTAAATCAAACAAATCAGTCCATCAAGAACTACATCCTGTCAAACCAGTAAACTCAAATAAGATACAACAAACCAACTTTGATTCTGGATCAAAATCTAACAATAAATCAGATGATATCGCTGTTCTAAAGAATGAAATTAATACTTTGAAATCAGCAATTGAATCTCTCACTATTCTTGCAACACAAACAATTAAAAAACCAGTAGTAATAAATGAAATGATCGAGATTGTTAAAACCCAAGAAATAAATAAAACAGATAAAGTCGATACTAAAGTCAATAATGTTGAAAACAATGTACAAAATAAAGTCGAAAATAAAGTCGAAAATAAAGTCGAAAATAAATTAAAGTTCTCCAATGAAAGTAATCCAGTTAATAAAATGACTCAACTTCTTGATCAAATGAATCAATCCAAGACACACAATAATCAAAAAGAAAATGAAAAGAAAAAACATGCATTAAATTGTTGTATGGATAAAATAAATAATGATAATGTTTACAAACAGCCAAATGTTTTGCTTGGTGATGTTGATAGTGATCGTGATCTACACAAAAATAAAACACAAATCAAACCATCTGGTCAATCCAATCAATCCAATCAATTTATTCAGCAACAGAAGAAACAATCCGATCAATTTAATCAATTCAATCAATTCAATCAATTCGGTGAAACCAATCAATTTAGTCAATTCGATACAGTTAATGATTTCGATCAATTTACTCAATCTGACCAAAATAATCACCACAAAAAGCAAATAAAACAATCTATAATTAATTTCGATGCAGAAGATGATAACAATGAAAATAACACACAGTCTTCTCAAGAGGCCTTGAAAAAAATAAAACAACAAGCTTCATATAATCAATTCATTCAAAAATTACGTAATTTTAATCATAAACCTGATAACTCAAATCAAATGAATCAATCTAAACAATTTGATCCATCGGAACAATTTAATCAATCGAGTCAATTCACCCAAATGGGCAATTTTGATCAATTAATTCAACAAAATAATCAACAAAATAATCAACAAAATAAACAACAAAATAATCAAAATAAACAAAACACTTTTGATCAATATGGTCAATTTGATCAATTCGTGCAAAATAAACCAAAAGCAAATTATAATCCATTGAGTGACATGTTAAAAGGTAAATCAAATAATTCATCAAATAATCTATTCACCGATTTTTCTAAACAAAACATGAATTATAATCCACTAGGTGACTTTTCAAAACCCAAAGCAAACAATCCATTCAATGGATTTAGTGGAATGGGTGGAATGAGTGGAATGAGTGGAATGAGTGCATTAAGTGGAATGGGTGGACTAAGTGGATTAAGTGGAATGGGTGGAATGGGTAATTTTAATCAAAAAACTAATTACAATCCATTAACTGGTCTAAATCAAAATAAAAATAATTTTAATAATTCAAATAATTTTAATAATTCAAATAATTCAAATAATTCAAATAATTTTAATAATTCAAATAAATCAAACAGTTCCAAAGTTATGTCTTTTATCGATTTTTCTAATTCGATTGGAAAGTAAATTAATTAATTGGATCAATCATTATACTTTCTCTAAATGTATAGATATCATTAAATTTATCTAGTTCTTTACTTAACATCATGTATAATTTTTCCGTAATAAACGGCATGATAGGATGCAATAATTTTAATAATCGTATAAATATTTTACACAAATTTTTGAACGATTCATATGATTTATCAGATTTTGTTTTTTCAAGATATGTACTACAAAAGTCATTCCAAAAAACTGTATACACAGTTCTGGCATATTGATTGAATTCATATGTTTCAATAAATTTTTTAATTGAAACCACAGATTCATCAAGAGATTTTAACATATTTGTTTCTTCATGTTGTGTAATATATTGTTCTGTTTCATTTATTGCATCACACTTCATTAGAATCCATCTGGCTGCATTCCACATTTTTATTGTTAATGATTTTCCCGTTTGGAAGTGTTTCGGATCTAGTTTGACATCTTGGTCGGTTGATGAATTACATAACAAACTAAATCTCAATGCATCTGTTCCGTATTTTGAAATTACATCTAATGGATCAATAACATTTCCTAGAGATTTAGACATCTTGACACCATCTTTATCACGAATTAATCCATGCAAATAAATATCTTTGAATGGAAGGGTGTTTGTTATTTCAATCGATGCCATCATCATCCTTGTAACCCAGAAAAATAATATATCTCCACCTGTAATTATAATATCATGAACGATTGGTTTGTTGGGATCTTTTTGTGTTCCGAATGACCATAACCATGATGAAAACCATGTATCTAGCACATCTTCGTCTTGCCTGATATTGTATGAATTACATTTTTCACATTGTGTTGGAATATCTTCTGAAACATTGATGTGATTACAGTCATCGCAATACCAGACGGGTATAGGGTGTCCATTTAATATACTTCTGGAGATACACCATGGTTCTATATTGTTTAACCAATTTTCGAATATGTTTTTTTGATATGCTGGAAAGAAATTAAAATTGTCTTTCTCATTCATGACTTTGTCTGCTAAGGGTTTCATATCGACATACCACTGGTCAGATAAAATATTTTCCATGTTAGTTTCACACCGATAACATTTTTTTGTTGTTATTTCATATGGCTCATCTTTAAATATATAACCCAATTGGTCTAATTTTTTTAAAATAGTATTTTTACATTCATTTGTATCTATTTTATTTGTTAGCCTGTCGTTATATTTCTCAGGAATATTATAAAATGGTCTAAACTCTTGTAAAATTAAATTGTTATTATCGATGATGTTAATTATTTCGATAAATTGATTTCTTTTATAAACTCCATAATCTATTTTATCATGTGCTGGTGTAACTTTCATTAATCCTGTAGCGAATTCTGTATCGATGGCAATATCTGGTATAATCGGAATACGTCTATTAATTAATGGAACAAAACAATATTTACTCTTCAAGCCTTTATAACGTATATCTGTAGGATGATATGCAACAGCAGTATCGCCAAATATAGTTTCAGGTCTTGTTGTTGCAACAACTATATAATCCTGTGATTCATTTGTTTCTAGATTAATAAATTTTTCGTTATCACATAAATAATATTTTATATAGTACAGTTTTCCTTTAACCTTTTCGGTGTTAACTTCTTCGTTAGATAAAACTGTACTACATTTAGAACAAAAATTTACAATGTATTTGTCTCTGTAAATTATTTTTTTTTTATATAATTCAACAAAAACTTTTGGAACTAAATCGATATATCTATCATCCATTGTATAACACAATTTATCCCAATTACATGATAAACCTAATCGATTAAGTTGATCAATAATTATATTACCATATTTTTGTATCCACAAATTTATTTCATTCATGACTTCTTCTCTTGTCATATTCCTTATATTTTTTCCTTCACTTTGAAGTTTTTTTGAAACCATATTTTGTAATGAAATACCTGCATGATCTGTTCCAGGAGTCCAATTGATATTATACCCGTTCATTCTCTTTGTCCGAACTAATATATCTTGTAATGTACCATTTAGTGCATGTCCTATATGGAGTCGATTGGTTCTATTGGG